TACTTCGAGTTTCGCCGCGTTAAGCATCACCCACCTCCGACATGAGCGCACCGTACCGAGCCTGAACCTGCGACACCGCCACCTTGCCGTCGCCAATCAGCGCGCAGATGCGGGCGACGACTCGCTCGCGGCCGGCTACTCGCAGGATGGCCCGCTGGGCGTCCGTGAGCTCGCTTCCCTTGATGATCCGGTAGGTGCCAATGGCGGCGGGCAAAAGCTTCTTCTTCTTCATGGGGTCCTCCGTGGTGGTCGTCGTTGTCGTCACACATATATTATTACGCTAGTCCTGCTATTTGTAAAGAAAGAATCAGGAGAAACTTGGACCAGCGAAAACCCTAGATGCGTCGCGGACTTAGGCGACGTGCAAAATCATCGGTCGTTGATTCCCTGAATGCCACCGGTTCCGCCCACCCCTAGGTTCCCGCCGGTGCCCCACTTCGAGATCGCCTCACGGCAAAAGAACTGAGCCATCACGGTATCGCACTGTGCGCCCATCGGGTAGTCGTGGACCTCGCCCTTCCACGTGCACCAGCCGCATCGGCAGTGTGGCGGGTGACCCTCGAATTCCGCCGAAGGCACGACCCACGCCTTGTTTTTGAATTCAATGTCCAAACCGGGGAGCCCGTAGACCGGGTTCACCTTGCTGGCGAAGCCGGTGGTGTAGCTCTCGACCATGTACCAGTAGCTCGTGTCGCCGGGAGTCTGCTTGATCCAGTCGATGAGGCTCTGCTGGTAGCCGTTGTTTTCGACCATAATCACCCGCAGGTTCGGATGGCGGGCGTGAACGCCAGCGAGCTGGGCCGCGACCTCGGGGCTCTTCCAGGCGCCGCACAGAACCTCGACCGGGTAGCGCCGCTGCGTGGTCGGGTCGACCGAGGCCACGAAGATGACGTTGCCAGGGCGTTTGGTGCCCGCGAGGTCGACGCCGATGAAGGTAGGCCAGGCCCGGCGGATGATCTCCCCGACGACGATGCCGGGGGTATAGCAATCCTCGAAGTGCGGGAACATTCGCTCGTCGTCGGAGAAGGCGCGCATCTGGAACCCGCGTTGAAATGATCGGGGGTTGTCACTTTGCTCCGCGCGCAGGCGCTCGGTATTCCAGTGGCTCCACGGTGGTACAGACGCCATGGATCGAACCGGGTTCACGCTTCACCTAACCCAGGATAGTCACTGCCGCCACCGACGACTTCTTGCAAAATCTGCGTGCAGTCGTCGCTGACCGCCTGCTTGAGAGTGCACCATCGAGGCTTCTGCATCAGGTGGTGTAGTGCATCGTCTTGGTGCCAGCAAGTCCCGATGGCCAGCACCTTGCCATCCGGTTCCAGACGCGACAGCCACGTCCCTTCCAGTAGGGATAGCACTCGCCGCCTTTGCAAAGCGTCTGTGCTGTTCTTCTGATCGACCACATCGTCGAACAGCTCCACGTCGCACCTGCCACCGATTCCTGTCGTGAAGACCCCGCGCGCGTGGATGGTCGGGTCCAGCGAATGCCCGATGCGCTGCACGTAGAGCTCGTGCCCCGTCCAGCCCCCGCCATGTGCAACTGCGGGAAACACCTGATGGTAGATTTTCGATTCCAGAATCTTGCGAACTGCCCCCACGCGCTTGCTGGCCGAGTCATCGTCGTTGGTGACGATCTTGATCCTCACGTTCTGGTCCCGTCCGATCACGTGGGCTAGCAGCGGCACCGCCAGGCATGACGACTTGCCCGACCCAAATGGAGCGAGGATCAGCGCCCGGTAGCCGTGGCTCCAGCAGTAGTTGACGTGTCGAATCCACGACCTGTGCATTGGCGCTAGCTCCAAGCGCACCCCATGGTCGTCCTTCACGCAGAGTTCCGTGAAGTCGTCGAGATTTGTTCGTGCCTTCCTCACGCTGCTCTCATGCGCCGCCTTGGCCCGAAGAATTAGAGACCCCGACGACGCTTCCACGTGGACGACTCAGTTGGCGCCGAAGAGCACGTCCTCGCTCACGTCAGGCGGCAGCTTGCCGTTCGCGGCGATGAACTCCAGCTGAGCTTCCGTGAGCTTGCTCCAGCCGTCTCCCGGATTGATCTCCTTGCGCTCGGTCGGTTTTCCCAGCAGAAGCGATTCCGCCCTGATCAGCGTGTCGACGGCTGCCGCTAGCGAGCGCGCGTTGTTGCAGGCGGTGCCGCTGCTCATTTTCGAGAAGTCGACGGATGCGAGTCCCTTCCGAAATTCCGCGATCAGGCCAGCTATCAAGATCTTGTTGTTGTTGATGAGCGCCAGATCGTTATCCTTTGCCCTCTCCCACGCGTCCATGACCCGATCGGTGATCTTCGCTTGTGCCGCCTTGGTCGCCTCGTAGATGGCGGTTCCTTCGACTGCCTTGCGGGCCGCGAATGGTTGCCAGCCGCGCCGCTTGTTGCCGTGCTTGATCAAGACCCTGATGGTCTCGTCTGAATACCCGAACTTGAGTCCCAGGCTTACCGAACTTGTCAGCCCTCCGCTCCAGGCCGCGTAGATGGCGTCGTGCTCCTGTTCCGAGATCCGCTTTGCGTTCGGCAGCGGCTCGCGCTTCGCGGGTTCATTTTCCTGTTTGGGCTCGCTTGGATCTCTTTCGTCAATCATTTCACACCTCTGGAAGCCGCCTGCCCGTTTCTGACGCGGGAGAGTCTGGGGCGATGTCTGGGATACCAGGCAAATGTACACCCGTTTGCCTGGCGATCCAAGAGGGTGGCGTGGCTGTGCTTGGTGTCCTGAGTAGATTCCCAGGCATTCCAGGCGCGCCTAGGCGGCACGCTTCCCTGAAATCTTCCACGCCACGCGTGCGTACTCGGCGAGAAACAGAGCGTCCACCCGCCCGTCGCGTAGGCCGCCGCGTGGTCCGTGCAGCTGGGCACAGATTGGGTGCCCCTGTAACCTCTGCTTGAGCGCTATCGCCTCGGCGCGCTTGTCGTTCGCGATGCCGGCCAACATGACACGCTTCCAGGTCTGGGGGGCTACGAGGTTCGGAGGGATGCGGAACATCCCGCAGATGGCCAGCCAGGCGCCGTAACCAACTCCGAACGAGAACGCCGACGCCTTGCCGTCGCTTGGCATCGAGTGCACCTTTTCCATCACGACGATGGCCGGGCCTGCGGCGCATGCCGTCTCGAAGGCTTTCCACATCCCGAAGAAATCGTACTCGCCTGCGGTGAGCGGGCAGTCGCGTACCTCGATCTGCTTGCGCTCCCCGTCCATCGACGCGATCGCTCCAAATTTTCCAGGGTCGATGCCGATGAAGGTAGGCCCTACCACCGGATGCTCCCCTGCTTGCGCTGCGCCCGCTCTTTGCGGCTCCAGGGTACCGCCATTGAATTGCAGCCCAGCAGGTACCCGCAGCAGAACAGCGCCGTGCCTGCGATTCCGAGACAAACCCAGGTCAGCATCAGGCCCGCCCCCGGTTGAAGTGGCCCGGCTTGATCTTGGCATGGGTCATGGTCTCGGCCAGCGTGGCGCCCGAGGCCTCGCCGATTACCTTCTCGACGTCAAGGCTCAGCAGCTCTTTCCACACCTCGGACCGGCTGTCCCGGTAGCCCTGGCAGAAGTCCTCTAATTCGGAGACGACGTCATCGCCGTGGCCGGGCGGCATGGCTTTGAAGGCCTTGATCAAGTCATGAACGAGTTGGTAACGGCTGAACTTTCTCAAGTTGGTCCTCCTGTACGATCACGACCGGTGGCGGACTCGCGACCTCCAGCCGCGCCGCCACCACCAGCCACTCGACATTCTCAAACTGGGCGGCGATGCCAAGGTGCTTGCCGATTCCATAGTCCAGGGCATAGCTATGCGCGAACGTGTCGATCGCGAGCAGCACCCGGCACCCCGCCGGAACCGCCCCGTTGCCATCGATCATCGCGTTTCGCATCCGCCCCCGGCGCTCGTCCCAAACGGTCAGCGCCCAGCCTTCCGAGCTGGCAGCACAGCAAAGCCGCAGGTCGAGGAGGTAGCTCCCCCACGAACCCCACGTACGCGCGACCTCCATCAACAGGTGCTCGCTCGGCGGGGCGTCTGGGGTGGGTCCGGCGAAGCGTCCGAGCTGGGCAAAGTACGCCTCGTGCAGGACCACGGCGTTGTAGGCGGCTGGCTCCTGGCGTAGCAGCTCGGCGTGTTCGCTCCACCCGGTGGGGGACATCAGAAGCGGCGCCGCGGTTCCGATGTCGAGGGCAGCCGCCACGGTGCGGGTCTCCAGCCGGTACGGTTCGCGCCGCCCGAGGTAGGTGTTGACGGCCGCGCCGATGAACTTCCCCGCCGCCCAGCAGGCCTCGACGTACTCCAGCTTGCGCAAGGCCGCCGGCCACTCGGCGTACTGCTGGCGCCAGTTGCTCGCGGGGTCGAGCCAACACGCGAAGGTCTCCGCCCAGTCCTCGTCGGGGTGCTTCTGAGCGTAGTGGGCTCTCACCCCAACCAGGTACTCGACGAAGTCCCGGCTGCCTTCCGAGGGCGTGAAGTCCTCGCGGTACGGCGCCCGGCTATCGCCGAAGACATCCTGCCAGCCAGCCTCACGCCAGAGCTCGAACGCGTAGCAGAGCGCGTGCCCGGCCTCGTGGCGAAGGGTGCGGAACATCTCCTCGGGCGTGTAGGCGGCGCGGGCGCTGCGATTGGCGAGTCGCCAGAGGGTCGGGTTCGCGTAGGGCCAGGGGATGTTGATGCTAACGGCCCGGTCGGCTGTCCAGAAGTCATCGCCGTTCGTGCCGAGATACCAGGCCGGACGAAAGACGATCCCCCGGGCCGCCAGGTCGTTGCTGACCGTCTGCAGACACTCGGCCAGCGTTCCGACCGGGCGCAGGTCGAGCTTCGCTACCGGCGTGCGCAGCAGGGCCTCGGTCGTAGCGTCGCTTGCCGGCGCGTTTGCGGCCCGCCATTCCACCACCGGGTAGGCAGCCTCGATCGCGTTCAGGCGGTCGACAGCCTGCCGATAGAGGGCCAGGTGTGCCGCGAGAGCGCGGTCGCTGATACCACGAAGACGGCCGAGAAGGTGCGAGTAGTCGATGGGCTGGATCACAG